TAATTCGTCCTTACGATCCTTTTGCAATGTTTTCATTGGATAATCTGGATCCTCAGAACGTCTTTTATTTACGGTTTGTTTTTGAATATCTTTAGAATCGTCTTCCCGTAAGTTTTCTTTCCGGTAAGCCTCATTCATTTTTTTACGGTTATGTGCAATAATTCTTGATGTAATATCCATTTTAGGTTTTCTCTTGATATATTTATAAAATTTTACTTTTTACCAGATTTTGGTTTATTTTGTGGTTCTCTTTGCTGTAATTGGGCTTGAGTCATCATTTGTTGTAACTGTTGATTAGACTGTATTTCTGCTTGTTTTTGTTGCATTTTCATTTGTATCTTGGCTTGGTCTTGTGCCAAATCACCTTGAACATCTGCTTGTGTTCCAATCAAATCCTTCTGGTTTTCACTTTCAGTATTCATCAATTGTTTTTGTGTTTCCAATTGAATTTGAGCGGATTGTGGTAATTGGATAGGTTGTTTTGCTTCTTTAGCAATTTGTTTAACCATATCCTTAATATCTTCTTCATTTTGTTTCAAAACAGTTTTTTTGACCCATTCTTGGGAATAGTAAATACCAATCAATTCTTGTAATTGGGTAACTGTTGCTACACGATTTAATAGTATTTCAGTATCTTCTAATTCAGCATAATAAGAATCTTTTAAATAATTGTAATCCAAAAATGGTTCAATTTTCTGAGTCCATTCCTCAAGAGTTACAATACCTTTTAATACCAATTGGATTTTCAAAATCTTAGTAAAAAGCATTGAAAATCTACGGCGAATTCTAACTACAAACTTATTAAATTTTCTTTCTTCATTTGAAATTTCTGATGGTCTACCAATTTGAAAACCGCTATCGGAACGTAACCTAGAAAGAGGTACGTTCATTGATTTCATTACTCTTTCCAAAAAATATTGTAATTCATCAATATCGGTAAAACCTTTATCACCTGAAAGTGTATCGATGGTAGTGGCGCTTGATCCATTTCTCCTGGGCATCCAAAAATCTTCCATCATAGATAGAAATTTTTTATCATCACGGATTTCACCAGTATTAGCATCATATACCGTTTTATTTCGGTATTTCAACATTAAATCATTAACATAGGCCGTGGCTTTTGCTGGTGGTAAATCACCCACATCTACATAAAAAATTCTACGTTCCGGTGCCCGGCTCATTTTATAAATGATTACAGCATCTTCAATCATTCGTAATTGATTAACCGAGCGGATCGCCTTATGTAAATAACTCAAAATCATATTCCGATGTGAATCTGAGATACCGGAATCACAATCGGCAATAGAATCTGGTGATACTTTAGTACCCTGGAAAGACATTCCAGTACTTTGAATAAATTGTGAATTGGTACCTATACCACGTTCATTATATACATAATATTCAATCATTCCGGTTATTTCTTCATGACCGTTGGCGTTAGGTTTCTTTTGAATTTCCCTAACTTTTCTTAAACGGCGAGGATCAATATACCGAAGTTCCTGAACTCCTTTTCTAGGAGAGGTAGTATCAATCATGATATGGTAATAAATTCTTCCATCAACATACCAACGCCGGAAGATTTCATGACCATTATTTTTAAAATCAAAACCTGGTAAATTTAAAATGGTTTCAAATTCTTTATAGAGAATTTCTTTAAAATCATCACTATAATTTTCTAACCGATCTAAATCTAATTTTACTGGAGGTTCATTTGATTCCACAACAATGGCATTATTAACAATTTCTTCAATAGCTCCATCTACTTCTGGATAATTTGAAATCTCACGGTATCTATTGATTAATTCAATAATATCTTTAGCAACACCTTCTACATCAACATAATGGCCATATACACCACCAGCTTGAATTGTAACTGTACCATCAGCTAATTGTGGTATTGCAAAAGTTTTTGTAATTTCTTGTCCGTTGAATCCTTTACCTACAGAAAAACCGAAAGTTTTCAAAGCATTTTCTAATAATGCTAATTGGTTTTTTGGTGCTGTTTTCTTAGGAGTAGACATTATTTCAAATAATATTTAACCAAATAAAAATAGAGGAAATCATTACAAATTTCCTCTATTTGTTCAATATCAAAAATAAAATTTAGAATTCGGATATAACAGATTCTGCAATATTTTCTAAGGTTGATAATGGACTTGATTGATCGGTAGCAATTGATTCCCACCAATCAATTGATAATACTACAGGAAAAGTTTCAATTTGATCTTTTGCCGACCAATCTAATTGAATATCACCAATATTCATTGGCCAACAACCAGCCATTCGGTAAGTGGCAATCACCGGTCCGCCAATCTTTGACATTTGTTGGACAATTCCATCTACCTTATAACCAGTTGGAATTGCAGCTATAGGATTACGAATATTTGAAACGTGGCCATTAATTGCATTAGACCATGTTTCAAAACCTCTACGGACTGCATAATCTTCATCGACATATACATTAAGTTGCCAAGGATTAAATGTACGATCACCAGGAAAATTGACTGCTCTTCCAAAGTAATTGTAAGGAATTTGTCCTAATTGTGATGTAGGAATACTAGTCGCAAATGCTTGGAATGTGAGTAATCTACCAGCAACTAAATTTAAAGCCGCTACTGGAAAATTAAGGGATACTTGAAATAAGGTGGGTCTTGCACCACTTCCTTGGAAATTTGCAACGAAGGACGAAATATTAAATGCCATATATTTTCTTTATTAAAAACTCCTATTTAGAAATTACTGAGGATTAATAATTTCTGAGAAATCTACTCCTGATGGTGTTGAAATAAAATTCAATAACACGTACCGGATTGAATGAACTGGTTTAACAAAAATATTAGCAAGAAACTCACCATTATCCTCAGTTTGTGGTGTATTTCCTGATAAATCAATTTGGAAATCAGTGATAGCTCCTTGACCTTTTAAAGAAGTTAAAAATGGATTTACTCTTGAAACAAATTGTGACCGTGTAAAAGCATCATTTAATTCAAACAATGTATATTTGGCTGCATTAGCAATAGCTACTTCCATTGTGATAAACAAATATCTAATACCAACTTCATTAAAAGCATCAGGTTTGTTTAGTAGTGTCTTATCACCAAATAGGAGAGAACCAAATCCTGGTTCAGAAAATGCAGGATTAATTCCTAATGGAAATAATTGATCTCTATCTGTTTCATTTGGATTCCAACCAAGTTTAATACAATTTTTAATTATTCCTCGATTATATCCAGCAAATGGTACCCAAGGATTTGAATTACCAGCAGTTGATGCCCAAAGACCAGCAATATCACCATTAAGAGGCACCCAACGATTTACATCATTATAAGGATCATATTGATATTTCCAATTACCGTCTAAGAAACCATAAGATGAAGAAGGTAATTCATTTCGGTACGTTTCGATATCGGTAATTTCATTTCCTGAATTATTAACCACATCATTTAAATTTGGAGAAACAAATGCTACACAATCTTTCCGAACCTCGGCAATACTGGAAATCAAATAATTTGCTAAAGTAAAACTTGCATCTCCAGCAATCAAGGCTCTAATGGTTAGATTTTGTTTATTTAAAAACAAATTAAAAGCTGTTTCTTTATCACCATCTGTAATAGTGTCATTACCATCTACTCCACCGCTTAACGTATCTTGTACAGATTGATTAGTAATTGTAGTAGGAACACCATTTGCTCCAGATGTAGCACCTAATACTAAATCTGATGTAGTAAAAGCACCTTTGGTCATACTAACCACAAGTGTTTTACTGGTACTATTGTATGAAATTACAGTACCAGATTTTACAGCAGTTGTTCCAAAAACCACTGTTGCTGTTGCTGTTGCACCAGTACCTGCTCCAGTGAATGTAACTGTAGGTGTTGATGTATATCCAGATCCTGGATTTGTAACCGTTACACTAATTACAGAACCACCAGATACAGTGGCAGTTGCAGTAGCTTGAACTCCACCAGAAGGTGGTGCTGAAATGGTAACTGTTGGTGCAGTTGTATAACCTGTACCACCAGCATTTACGGTAACGGTACCTGAAATTGGTCCAGAAAATACATTAACCTTTTCATTTGCTGCAAATTGTCCACCTGTAACAGTGGTAAAAATTATAGTTGATGAAAGAATATCAAAACTGGTACTTTGTGCATTGTTTCCCCAATTTGTTCCTTCGGTTGGATGTTGCATCCAATAAATTAATTGAGAATCACGGTTAATTACATTTACATAATAATTAGATGTTCCGTCAGAATTTTTTGCATCCTTTGCTTTTGACACAAAGGAATACTTTTTGATAACTCCACCAATTGTTCCTGTAATATGTCCATCGAGATCAATAATAATCACATGCATTTCGTCATTTGAACCACCACGAGCGGAAACATAGCTTGAAGTTCCTGGAGAAATACCAAAATTTTTTGCATAAGTCCAAGTACCATAATTTCCAGCATCAGCGATAGAAATTAAAATGTTATTACCATATGCACCAGGATATTTAGCTGCCCAATTACCTACATTTCCTGAGCCATCGGCAAATTGGGTATCATAAGCATCTTGATTTGGAATTAATAATCCGGCGCCATCCGAAGTAGCATTTTTAGCATCACTAGAAATAGCACGAACTACAAAAGCTGAACTAGAATATTGTAAAAAATTCCAAATAGAAAAATAACTATTTGCTACGGTATCATCTGGTTTTTGAAAAACGTTATTTAAGTCAGTGACACCAGATAGTAAAACTGCTTGGTTTGCTGGTCCCCATTTAAATATACCGGCAAAACCAGCAGTTTGTGGATTAGTAGCGGCTACAGAACTTTGTAAACTGGTTTCTTGTACGGTAACTGAAGGTGATAGATTTAGAGACATATTTTAAAAGTTTACCTTTTTCTCCTAATAATAAATTCCTTTATGGATTTTGAAAATTCTCTTAGTATTTATATATTTGGGAAAATCGGTAAAATGGTAAGTTCCTTAATTATATATAGTTTCCACAGGAAACCACCAATCACCATCGATAAACTCTGGTTCCGATTCTGTTGGAATTAATCCACCAATAAAACCAATTGGAGTCAAATTGTGCTCTAATTCCTTCTCATATTCTATTCGGATTGAATTTTTGAGTCCATCCGATATATATTCCCGGAAATTCTTTTGGTTTATTAACCAGGAAAATAATACCAAAGGTGTTACCAAATCATCATGTTGACCTTCCGCCGCGGCAAAAGACGGACCATTACTGACAAAGTTAATTAATTGACTAACTATTTCTTTATCAACAAATGTTAATTTATCCATTTCAATCAAAGATTTCATTTGAGCACAACCAATTTTCTTAACTTGTTTACTCATTTTTACACCAGGTACCGTAGCATTTAATCCACCCTTACCAATAAAACCACTAGAAAGAATTTGACCACTTCTTCCTTTAGTTTGAGTTTTAAACAAATTTTCATATTCAAATTCATAATGTAAATCCTTAGCCACTTCAGGTGAATCATTTAATTCAACTAAAACCCAAGCATTATTATATTTTTTGGCTATATTATAAACCACTTGTGGATATACCAAAGTAGAAATTATATTAGATTTAAATGTAGCAACCACTTTATAAGGAATTTCAGTAATATCAACAACCACAAAGGCAGAATAATCCAATTGTCTACCCTGGGCTGTATCAGCTACCAATACATATTTTCGAGGAATTAAAACTATCTTACCATTTTCATGTTGGATTCTATCGGTTTTTGGATCTTCATAAACACATAAATCATTTTGTGTATATAAAGGTTTTCTAACAATTGAGGATAATAATCTTAGTTTCTTTTTAGATAAAAGAGTATCGGATGCACCAATAAATGAGGTATTGAATTCTTGGTCGAATGCTTCTTCGGAACCAAGTTCCGCGATCATAGCCTTCTTCCATTCTTCATCTCTACCAGGAACATCATTCCATTCAATTGAAAATGGAACAAATTTACTGGTTTTTTCTGCCTCTTCTTTTATAGCCTCCATCCAAAGAGTATAAAATAAATCCATACCTTGAGGAGTAGAAATTATGAATACTTTGGTAGTTTTACCAGAAACAATTGTTGGTAATGTTGAATTATAAAATTTTTGTTGTTTATTTAAATCAATATGGGCAAATTCATCAAGGATCAATAGCGACATTGATTTACCACGAATGGCACTTGATGATGTTGCAGCGGCAAATACTTTAGATCCATTCTCTAATTTAATGGATTTTTTGTTCCAACCACCATCTGGAATACCTTGCTGTAACCATTTAGGAAGATTTTCATATGCTTCCTTTAAACGGTCTAAAAGTTCAATAGCTGTATCCAATTTGTTGGCAGCAAAAGCAACATTTTTATAATCATTAAAAAGAATATAATGGAGAGTAAATGCAACTAGAGACGATGTTTTTCCTGACTGCCGCGGTAATTTACCAATAAAAAACCTATTATCTCTACAAATTGTAAGCATTTCCTTCTGGAAATCATACAAATTAAATGGAATTAGACCTTTATCAACATGAACAATTTTACAATAATGCTCAATAAAATAAAAAACATCCTTTTCACATTTAACAATTTCTGTTATTTGTTCAGGAGTATAATTGTGAGTAGTACCGGCCGCTTTTAATTTATCATTACCGAGATAATGATCTCTTCCATATGGCATTATATATAGTATTTAAAGAATATACCAACCAGTCCCATCATATTGTAAAGTGTAGGATTGATTTTGTGTATTAATTGTCAATGTACTAAGTCCATCAATCGTTTTACCATTTCCATTTATTGTTACTGTATTGGCACTAGAATCTACTTTTTTAACATTTAAAATTTCACCAGAATTTGGTGTTGCTGGTAATGTAATTGTAAATCCCGCAGTAGAACTATTAGCTAAAAGTGTATAATCACTTGATGTAACTGTATATGCTCCGGTTTTAGTTGCAATATTTGGAGTAATTTTGGAATTTAATTGTGTTTGAATATTTCCGGTTAAACCAATTAAATCATCAAAAAGAGTATTTGTAATACTACCACTTCCTACTTTTGTTGCATCAATACCACTAGGTATTTGTCCTAATGGTACAACAGCAGAAGCAGTTAATTTTATAGTAGAATTGGATGTGTTAGGTGTTGCAAATGCTGCCGATACAGCAGCAATATTGGCTGCACTTTGTCCACCAACTTTATTAACCGTTGCAGATACAGATCCAGAACCAGATGCGGAAATATCATTTGTCAAAGCTGTAATACCACCACCAGAACCGCTTCCTGGAGGAGCTCCAGTATCAATTAATTGACCATTTGGTCCCCATTGAACACCATTACCAGGAACTGGTGTTGTTCCATTAATCCATGGTAAACTTCTAGTAGTTGAACCGTCTCCATATACTAAAGATAAGGTGGTAGAATTTAATCCCAATAAACCAGCCGTAACTGGAGAATAAGATGTAGAGATAGGTATTTTTAAGGTTCCCATACTCAAATCTTGTAAACCAGATGTATATGAATTACCTTGATTATTTTTGACTACTTGACTACCATCACTTAATGTTGAAACAGATAAACTACCTAATCCTAAATGGATAGTATCCCCTAAATGATATGTTCCAGCACCTGAAATACCACCCGAGGTAGTAATAATAAATCCAGAATTAGCCAAGGCATTATTTGGAATAGATTCATAAGTTACTACACCGGGAGCAGTAACAATTGGTACAGTATTTGTTCCTGGATTATTTGGATAAGTTACTCCATTTACTCCTATAACAGAAATGTTTTTTGAACCAGCAGTATTTTGAAGATCCCCACCAAATGATGGAATTTGTGAGGTTGTTAATAACGAATCAGGACCAAGAGTAGCTAATCCATTGGCGGCCCCTGCACCAGTTGCAGTAAATGTTTGTTGTGTCCATAAACCTCCATGACAAATAAAAGTAGATAAGGTAACAATACTTGTAACTTGGGCACCTTCGGTAGTACATCCTGTCCCGATAGGATTTGTAGAAATAATTGGCAATTTTACATAAGGAGCAGAAGACATATCCACATAACCAATAAATCGAGTATCGCCATTTGTCAAAACTTCAGAAAATATTGGTAAACAAATACAAAAAAGTAATAAAAATTTTTTAAACATATACCGGTATTCTTAATTATATTTACTGATGTCCTAAAATTACATGTCCTCGAATTTGTACATTTCCAAAAATACTTAATGGATTCGTAATTATTGGTGGAGGTGTTGTATTTACAACGGTAAAAGGTTGTGATGATGAAGAATATGGATTACACCACACATCTGTAGCGGTAGTTTTTAATGTATGGCTACCATTTGATAAAGAAGTAGTACTCGCATTTAGAGTATAAGGGCTTGTTTGATCTGTACCAAAAGAATTATTTGAATTATCTACATAAAAATCTGTTTGGAATATTTGATTAGAAGTCAAAATTCCACTCAATGTAGCAGTAGCAGATACAATATTATTACTAACATTTGGAGTACTTAATGACATGTTAGCTAAATTAGTTGGACATGTAGTGGAAATAGTATTATTACTCCATGTTTCATTCCATTTAATAGAATTAGTTCCAGTATTTGGATTTCCATTTACTAAACTATTTGGATTATCCTGTTGGTCATGAAATGGAATACCAGTACTTCCTAAAGAATTACAAATATAATTAAAATTAACAACACCATTTAAAGCTGATGATAATTGTATACCTGCTTGCATTTTTCCTTGAATTAGATAATTACCGGTAGCTACTGCATTTTCCCCCATTAGTTCTACCGCTAAGGACATAAGATTATTATTAGAATCATTTCCAAAAATAATATTATTTCTAACAGTGGCGTTTTTTCCACCTATTTGGATACAACCTCCACTAGCAGAACTACATATTTGATTAGTCGAAAAATTATAATATTGTACTGGTAATGCTAAGGAAGTAAAAAATGTATTCCAATATGGATCCCATGGATTATCGAACACATTTGATTCATCCATAAAACTAGTTTCCAATACTCCTCTAGGATTTTGAGAATAAGAACCTCCACAACCAGTAGGTCCTTGTATTTCCATACCCATACGATGAATAAAATTAAAATAATTATGATCAATTGATATATTAGATGTGGTATATCCATTTTCCAAACAAATTTTGAGACCTTGATTTACATGATCAAAGGTATTATACGAAATATTAGTATTATCAAGTCCATAAAACCAAATACCTCCACCATTCGCACAATCAGGCCAATTTGTTTGACCATTACAACTTGCCCTGGTACTATTATTTGAAATTAAATTTTTAAAAGTATTGTGATCAATAGAACTATTTTTAAATCCTGTATCAGAACCAATTGCTACATTTTGTAAATTTGACCCACTACTACCAAACATATTTTGGATTGTATTTCCTCTAATTATCCAATTGGTTGGAGGATTAGATTTACTACCATCAAAAACTCCAATACCTCCTCCGTCTAATACAAATCCTTCAATAGTTGTGTAATTCGGAGGATTTGTCGTTAAAAATATTGAATGAATTACAGTTTCTGGAATATTAATTTGTACAGTTTTAGGAACTGCGACCATATAGGTAATATGATCGGCTGATTTTAAATTTAAACTGGAACTTATTTTATATGTACCAGAATCAAAAACCAATGTATCACCAGAAACTAAAGAATTTATTGCATTTTGCAAATGGGTTGTATCATCTGTAGTTCCATTTCCCACTGCACCAAAAGAACTAGTATGTTTAGCTCCGGAAGGTATTGTATAACTTGTTGGAGGATTTGAATTTCCATTTTCACATTGATTCGGAACTGGACCAGTTCCGCCTCCACCCTGGTCGCCGCCATTAGAAATTGTTCCTACAATAAAATCAGTTGATGTAACAGTTTGCGAGGTAGAACTACTTGTATTCAATGATATTCCCAATTGAGCTACATTTATCGCATAAATGTATTGTGATTTTTGAATAAAATTAATACCATCAGAAGATGTTAAACAAGAAAAAGTATTACCGCTTCTTTTCATTTGTAACCAATAAAATGATGCTGATCCTAAGGTAGTACCTTGATCTACAGATGTTCCTGTAGATCCATTAACATATCCGGACCAAGTTACCACACCGCTACCAAAATTATCAATTTCACATCTAGCAAAATGTGTAAAATCTTGAATTGCCTCAAGACCTTGACCTTGGCCTGTACCAGGACTACTAGTTAATTTGGTCGTAATTGTAAAATCAGTATTGGGGGATGCTTGGATAGCAATTAATCCATTATTCCCAGAAGTCCATCCGTCATGAGGACTATTTGAAGGAATTGATAAATTTAATGCTCCACTTCCAAAACTCATGGTGCCACCACCAGGTACATCCATTTTTTGCCACATAGAAGTTAAAGAAGAATCATTGAAAAAATGGTCTGTAATTACAATAGGTCTAAAATAATCAAATTTTGCGGTATAAGCTGGTGAATTTGCTACCGTTGAATTAAAATTATATGCATATAAACCAATATTATCTGAAGTAATTGGTATAGAAGAACTACTTCCTAAAAGAGTATAATTTGTACCATCTGTAGAATAATTTGCTGTATAAGTATTTCCTAATTTTTGAAATCTCAAATATATGACACTTGGCGGAGAAAATCCAGTGGTTTGAAAAACTTGTGTTTGGACCCCATTTACAACATAATTCCAAGAGATATGAACATTACCATCTGTACCATTATCACTTCCAAATTCAAATCGGATATAATGATTAATATCCTGGATGATCATAATTCCAGCTCCAATAAATTTAGAGTTGGAAATAGAATCAATTTTTGTTTCCACAAAAAAATCATTTTGACCAATATTTTGCATAATTCTAACAGAATTATTACCACCTACAAAAGCATCATTATTTGTGCCACCTGCTAAAGTCATAACTAGTTCACCATTCGAAACATTAATTGATTCATTTGTATTTTTAGTTTGTGTCCACACACTACTATTCAACGGAGATGAAAAATCATCAGATGTAACCAAATTACCAGCAAATGTAATATTGGTTAGGATAAAAATAAAAAAGAAAATTCTATAAAACATTTCGGATTATTGTGGTAAAGTAACGGTTGTATCACTTGCTAATCCATTAGTTGGCTTAACAGTCAAAGTATGTCCACCAGTTGATTCTTTAAGTAAAACTTGACCTGTGGCACTTCCTCCGGAATTTAATCCAACAGGAGAATTAACTGTTCCATCTGTATTTAAAACACAAACAAATAAACTGCTACTAACTTTATCTACCCATATACCAGTTCCTGATGCCACTGGTGAACCTAAATTACAACCAGCATCATAAACCCAAACATGTGATCCTTGCTTCATTCCTGATAACATTGAAAATGGTATTTCCATATTCTTTAACAAATATGTATTACCAAATGTTGATACTGGTGTTCCAGAAGATGTCCAATATACCCAAGCTGAAGGATATAATCCTGTAGTATTGGAATCATATGTTGTATAAGTAGTTGAATCCATAGCCACTGTAATATTATTACCACTTATAGCAATTACAGTAGGACATTGACCATTTGCTTGTGTCATACCTTGAATACCTAACAGACACAATTTTGCTCCAACAGTAATTGCTGAATCTGTACCAGAAATTGTTACCACTGCAGGATTAGCCTTTGTTATGTTAGTAACTCCAATATTATTATTACTACCCACAATTCCTATTGGAATTTGCCAACCACTTCCTAAAAAATTATCTTCTAAAATTTCAGTAAAACTACTTGAGGTTCCAGCATCGATAGTTACACAAGTCGCCATCGGTTGACCCAAAAATAAACCACTTACAGGAGTTCCACCACTACCTGTTAGTTGATTGGAAACACAACCATTTCTATAAAACTTATTTCCTCCAGTAGTACTACCCGCACCTAATTGGAATCCTAATGGTGTATTAATTGCCCAATTATCATGAGCAATTGCTCCTTCAAAATGACCACACCAATTTGTTCCACCATAACAAGTGTTGTTATAAATTTGATCAGGAATACCTATTAATCGTAAACTTTGATTAGTTGAAGAAAATCCAGCGGAAGCATATAATTGATTATCGTGACAACGATTTCCAAAACCACCTTCTTCAGAACAATAGAAATTATCTCTTGAAAACCATATTTGATTATCATGGACATCATTAAATGCAGTATTTTCTCCTACTCTAATACCAGACCATTGAGTATTATCAATTATATTATGAGCTACTTCACAATTCCAAATTTGATATAACAAAATTCCATTTCCAAATTGTCCTGTACCATTAAAAGCATCAGTAATGTTTCTAATGTTATTTCCTTCTATAAAACAATATCCTGGTTTTGAATTAGAACTACCACCAGAATTTTCCATAACAATAGCATTATCCTGAGGTCCGGTAATATCATTATTCTGGATTCTGACAATTCGATTAGTAGAACCACCCATATCTACAAATGCAAATGTTCCTGTTGGTCCATCACCAACTGTATTTTTTTGGATTGTTACTGATGATTGGAAAACCTGAATATCTCTAACTAAATTACCAGTGCTACCTGCAAATCTAAATACATCATCTTGTATCGTAATTGAAGAGGACTGGTTAATATTAATCAAAGGAGAGGATGAATTTACTGAATTTCCATTGATTGTACAACCAATAATACCAGCAAAAAACGAACCGGTATTAACTTTAAACATTGAAGTTGTAGTACCACTAGATAAATGAATAAAACCAGAATTATTTGAATGATTATTACAAATAATTAAAGTATTTGATGGTATTGATACATTATCAATTGCTAAAATACAATTTGATGGAAGATAAACAATATTAGCAGCATTCATTGCATTTACTAATGATTGGCTATTATTAGTAGTGCTATCATTACAAACTGGTAATACATTATTCGAATTTTTCCATTCTGTTATAAAGGTTGTTTGTTGATTCTTTGTTTGCTGGGAAAGAACTCCACCATTGGCTCCTTGACTAGGTGTATAAAAAATAGATCCAGGAGTAGCGGATTGACCAGAGTTTGGATTATAAGTTGCAAATATTGGTGAAACAAACAAAAATATTGAACAAACAATTGAAAAAAACTTTTTTACCATATGGTTTCTATACTATTTATCTTGATAAATCATTCTGAAAAATAGTAAAATAAAAAGAAGGTAAAGATGAAAAAAATCTCTTTTTTTAGTATTTTGATATTATTTGTCTTTGGAATAGGCTATTATATATGTACAAATCCACCGGCGCCAAAAGGAATGTATTGGTTAAAAGTTAAAAATAATTATATAGAAGCTGGAGATTTGTTTTATGGTAATATCCATGTAGCAGCATATTTAGATAAGGAAGTATGGTGCCAGGTAACAAATCATTATACGAAGTATAAATTTAATATTCAAGCAAAATGGTTGGCTAGGCAATGCGGACAAAAATATCTAAAAAATCTGGCTAAATAAAAAAAACAAAAATTTAGAGTGAAACTTTCGTACTAGTAGTATAGTCTAAAAATTGTGAAAGCATGTACTATTACTTTCACAATTTAAATCAATAAGGATTATACAAATTTTGAAAAACTTCGTTTTGTTGTTTTGTTTTGCTTTAGGATTGACGATTTTACCACAAGCCAGAAAAGGACCTTATATTCAAGGAACACCTTATCCAATTCCACAAGGACCTACTTTACCTCAACCACACCAACCAATTCCACGTAAGTAAAATATTTTTTTTTTTCAAAATAAAAAAGGTACCAAAATAAGGTACCTTTTTTATTTTTAATAAGATTTAAACATTACACTATTCATATCCTGGGTAATACCAGTATCTTTAATACTAGATTTTTGTACCATTACTCCGATATACCATTGAGCAGTTGTATCTAACGTAACAGCGGTAGAATTATTATCATTCAATATTGTTGGAGATCCACCTGCCGTGGTCGCGGCTATCAATGTTCCATGACAAATTAATGTTCCTGTTGATCCTGTTGTGGCCACTTGACAACCAGCATTTATATTCCAAGAATTTGTATAAGGATTACCAGTGGAACCTACTGTAGCTGTAGTCCATGTTGCTAAAATTTTTCTTGTGGATCCACAAGTATTGGAATCACATGCATTAAGTGTAAAAGTTAATGTTGTGCCAGTTTCATCGGCATTTGTAGTATATGTTCCACCACCTTTATAATCAAATTCCTGATTTACATAATTTAAAACGCCAGTTGTAGTCAACGCAGTGGCTAACATCATTGGAGTAGTTACTTCATGTAATTGGGTTACAGGAACCGTTCCAAAATAATTTCTTTTTGATGATGAAATGTTTAAATAACCTGAAGGATCATGATACGCTGCAATAGCTTGACCAGAAGAATAAAAATCTTCAACCCGATTAGTACCTTGATATGCATATGGTAAGAAATTAGGATCACCTAAAACATTAATACCATAATCACCACCAACGCATTGACCACCTTGTATATGAATTTGTACGGCATTCATTAAAGCTATACAAGCCTTACCTGATCCTGTAGGAATACCTGAAATAGCAGGATTGATAATTGAAAAACTTTGACCTTCTGTATAAATACCATAACGTCCAGCGGTTTCATTACCTGAAGGAATTAAAGTGATATTTTTTGGTCTACCACCAGATTCAGCATAAAAGTGATAACCATCAACTGTAGCGGCATCACAAGCAGTACCAAGAAACGCAGAATATTGTAAATCACCAATATTATAACAATGATTTCCTGGTGCATCTCCATATGTTGAAATAAAATTAGTAGATGTTGATGGTCCGGTAACCGAAAACGAATTTTGTATGGAATTATTTGCTCGGTCACCAATAATATAAGAATTGATTGGATTAACTAAATGCTCACCATCTTCAAATCCATAAATTTGATTACCTGATAAATGCAAAATTGCTGTATCACTTGTACCATCAATCCAAATACCGTGACCGGTAGTTCTAGTTGCTAAAACACCATCTGTAATATTCAAATTATCAATTTCAATATTCCGAGAACCAGAAAGAGTAGCTTTGGCATCAATAGCATCTGCCGTAGTTGATGTTTGTTTGATACCATTATCAGCAAAACCTGATCCAATAATTCTCTGATTTGATTTCATTATTAAGGCTGAAGAAATCTTATAACAACCACCAGGAGCTCTCGGAAAATAAACAATAGGATATGTATTTAAAACAGCTTGAATTGCTGAAGTATCGTCGGTAGAACAATTACCTGTAACACCATGCATTAAAACATTTTCCGCAAAAATAGCGGATGTACTGGGAATCCAAGATGGGGTTCCAGGAGTAGTTCCATTACCAATATCAATATAAAAACCAGGAACCGTAGTAGCATTACCAGCCACTCTAATTGGTGTTCCTCCAGCACTTGCACTAATACCATCTCCTGCCGAAGTCATTGGATTTGTTAATCCAGTTCCTAATAATTGTTGTGTCCATGTATTAGTTGCTGTACATTCCCAGAGATTTTGCCCTGCTGTAGAAGTACTATTAAAAAATAATTGACCAACACCACAAGTAGCAGGATTTGAAGAACCTGAATTTATTTTAATACCAACTGCTGAAAAATCTTGTAAACCAGATGTGTAAGTATTTGCTTGATTTGTTTTAACAACTGTCGCACCTAAAGACAATGCACCAAGAATCGTTTGCCAATTGGTTCCATCACTAACAATCATTAATCCTTGGCCTGTGGTTACAGCCAAAGAAGATGCACCATTTATTGTTGATGTTGTTGGCGTAATTGTTACAGTACCAGCACCAACATTTTGGACATAAAAAGAAAAACCAGAAGTAAAACTTCCAGTTGCCTGTGGTAATGTAACCGAAATAGTACTGGCATTATTAAATGTAACTAACTTACCACAATCAGAAGAAGATACGGTATATGTGGTACCAGTTTGTGCATTCACTGTAATGGACAACTTTGTGGTTCCAGAACCACCTAAAGCAATTGATCCTGCACCAGAAACTCCACAACTACCATTTTCTGTAATATTAGAACTGGAAAGAGATCCTGGACCTATACCACCAATAGTTTGATTTGTAATACCATTGATTGTAGCTGTTTGGGCTTTTAAAAAAGAAATAGATGATAATAATATTAGTAGTGTGGAGAGCTTTTTTACCATAGATTTTTCTTAATTATTTATCTTTGATAAAATAATCAACAAAATAATCCCTTTATTAGGAACTTCGGGCTATTAATATCCACTTATTTAATCCGGATACATACCGGAAAAATACCGATGAATTTGGTGCTAATGCGACATTTGCCACTAATGATATATTGGTATCTGATACAAATGTAATTGTGTTACTTCCTATGTTTTTTATTTGAATTTCTGTACCATCTTCCGATTTACTTGCATCAATTGTAGCCGTAATGGGTGTGCTATTATCAAATACCATTACAACAGGACCCATAGGAGTAATTACTGTACCTTCTGCGGATAAATCCCATTGTCCTGTAGTGGTATCAGATGTAATACACAAACTACAAATCTCGTTATTCCAAGAAACATTTTTTCCGGCTAGAGTACTATATGAGCCTGATCCCCAGGCTCCAAAATAATACAAAGGAAATTGATAATCCCAAGTATTATTTCGAATTCGGAATTGGCTCCAATTTGTGGCAGCGGAATCGAAATATCCTGGTTGAATATTGTAAATAGCATGAATAGTTTTTCCGGCAGAGATTGCCGCGGTACTTGCAGTTCCATAATTTCCTTGTACTATCACTTTTTTAGCAAATTTTGGCATCAAGAAAAAAGATTGAAGGCTATATTTATCCATGCTCCAATCGTTTCCTTTAACAACTACATTGGGCCCGGCATTGTCTTGGAGATTTAAAAACCAATCACAATCATGGCAAGTGTTTTGAAGAACTGTCACATTTGCAATAGGTGTGGAAGTACCTTGATATCCAACTTTCACCGCCGATCTGGCTCCGGTTGTAATAGGTTGGACTCCAATCGTATCAAAATGGTTGTGATCCACTCGCAATTCGCCTGAATAGGAATTATTATCCACTCCTACAACTGTAATACCTTCACCACACATATCACTGATGTTATTATCTCGGTACACTTGCCGAATGAGGGGCGCGGCGCCTCCATCACCAGTAGTAGAATTTTCGACCGCTCCATGAAATCCTCTTTTTATCGTATTTCCAACAACTTGTAAATCGGCGGCCTGGATACTGATTCCATCACCATTGAAATTATCAAAAGTGGAATTACTTATTACAGCCATAGAAAGATTATCTCCTCCACCGTAAATATTTTCACCTTTGAAATCCTGAATCCAAACATGGTCAATTAAAACATTATTCATCGTGGCATTATCATGTAAATAAATTCCTTTGTGGGTTTCATCCCAACCATCACCCGTATTTACATGCCGAGAATCACTAGGCGTAAAATCATCCGTAAATGTTCTACCATTTGTCATCCCAAATAAATGTAAATTTTGAATTGTTGTATTATTAATATTTGCAGTACCTAAAGGTCCTGTCGGATCACCAATTAAAATACAACTTCCTCGAATTTCATTATTTCCAGCACCAAATTGGGCACTATTAGAAAGTATCGAATATGCTCCACGACAAAATATATTTGTACCGTTAGGATCACCTATTAAAGCAATATTTGGATATTGAATTTTAATAGCCGCTGGTATTGGCGCGGTTGCCATATCTGTTTCTTTAAATACATACCCACAATCAGCACCAGCAGGGCAAGAATCTGGTTTAGGTATCCGTAACAATCCTCCTCCAGATGCACCAATAGTATCTAACGCATTTTTAAATGCGGCTTCATTATCAGTTCCGTATGCATATCGTGTATTAGTTATAGTTCCAGATGCGGCTGTACTTAATGTTACTTGAGTGGCACTTTGTACAGATAAAATTGTTCCTTCTAAGGTCATATATCCGTAAAAATAAGCTCCACCTGAAACATTTGTATTTGCATTGGCACTAAGTGTAATATTAGTTGGAGAATTAAATGCCTGAATATATCCAAATAAATTCGATCCTCCTGATCCAGCACCAATAACCATGATACCTCTACCAACATCATTTGCAGTAAAAGTACCGGCTTCTGAAGATAGAATAGGGGAACCAGAATTCATTACTCCATCACTATGAGTAGAACCACCAGGTCCGGCACCAATTACTTGAATATATTTTCCAACATCAGCCGAAGAAAAAGTTCCTGATGCGGAATTTAATACAATACTCCCGGCAACCATAGAACCATCGGTCCGAGAAATGCCATCAGCTTTGGCGTTATATTTTAATACGGAAGTAATTTCATTCGGATTACTAATCTTTTGATTAGTAATCCCATTAATAGTTACAATGGTTTGAGAGAAACTTTTTGGCAAAGTTATAAACCAAATAACTAAAATGAAAGTAAAAAATTTTTTCCCCATATATTTTCTAAATTAAAAATCTAAGATAAAAAAAGAGGAGATATACCTCTCCTCTTTTTAATTGTGTGGTCCAAACAAACTTTGATTTAATTAATTTCCAATTAAATTTTTAGTTTATCCCCCAAATTTATGAACTAACAAGGCCAATAAGGTGGATAAACCAGCTTGTGTAGTTGTTAATCCAAATTCTTTTTGGACAATAAAAGTTACAGCCTTAAAAAGATAATTTTTTACATCATCTTCAACTACTTGGATTCCACCGGATACAATCTTTTCTAATTCATCTTCAACTGGTACACCATACTTTACAAAAAATTCTTTAACCTTTGCAGGTACTAGATTTGCATCAGCAGCTTCTTTAACATATGGAAGTGCTTTATCATACAATTCCACTGCTTCCGTAGCTACCTTCACTACATCTGGTAACCCCTTGGAAAATAAAGACTTAATTTTACTAACAATAGTGGTAACGAAATTTGCCATTTTACTCCTCTCTCACTCTATATTTATCGTTTAAAAAATATCTTGACATTTGGTAAAATTTGCTGTATATTGGATACATGATTAGCACAAAACAACTTACATGGAATAAAGAGTCTAAGACCTTTTCCGCGTTCATTTCTGATTTTGGTAAAAACTTTCAGTTTGAACGGATTTACCCAGATGCCTGTGATGAAGGTATTACAGTGTTAAGTGATAAAACAGGCAAAACGGCCGTTTTTTATGTAAAAGGTATTCAGAGAAATTATGAAGATGGGATACAATATTGGATTTTGGAAGCTGATCAGAAATCTATCAAACAGAATCCAACATTAAAAAATGTTAAGATTCAAATTTGGAATGATTGAAAAAACTTGACATTTCTACCAAGTGGTGTTAATCTTTAAATCAGAAGAGAGGAAAACAATGATTACGTGGAACAAAGAACAAATTCTAGCGGTTTTGGAAAATCCTGATTACAGAACTGGTACATTAGAAAATCGTTATATTATTTACCGGATGTTGCAATCTATGTACAATCGACAAACAGTGGACGAACAAAATGCAGAATTTACTTTACATCACAATAATATAGGTTTCAATGGACCTGATTCTCGGTTACTTTCTTCTATCGCATCTGAAAGTAAGCGATATAACAATTTGACAATTCGGCAAGCTTTCTTGGTTGCAAAGAAAATGAAAAAGTACTGGCGGCAATTAGTCGAAATTGCTGAAACAAATACAACAGCAAAGGCGGCATAATTATAAATGAAAAAATTACAATTGAAATGGAAAAGGTTTAAAAAGCGTTTTTCATGGGATAAAACATACCGAGTCATTCGTTACAGAAAAAATAAGGAAATAGAATATTCAATCCAATTTCATTCTCAACAATATTGTGGACCTTGGGTATGTTTTTCTCAAGAAGATATTTACCAAAATGAAGTATATTACTCCAGAATGTTACTAATAATTGATCCAAAACATTGGTTTGAAAAGAAACGACCAATCAAGAATTGTCCTGGATGTGGAGAAGAGCCTAATAGATGTACTTATTGTGATCCATTAGACTATGGAGAATAAAAAAATGAATCATATCATATTAAAGGATCAAAAACTTCTAAAAGTATCAGAACGAACATTCAAATTGTATTCTTCAAAACACGATAAAACCAAATACAGTTTTACCGATGTTAATTTGGTAACATTTGACCAAAAACTGGATATTGAAGCTGGTAAAGAATATTTTATCGTTCTGTTAGAAAAGGAGGAAGTTATTTTCAACTTTCACTTGACAAATATTTTAGATAGAATTGATATATTGATTGAATGGTTAGAAAAATATAGAAAATAACATTTGTCCAAATTGTGGTAAAAGAATTAGTAAGAATTATTAAGGAGAAAGCATGAAAATTGAAATAGAAATCCCTGAGAATTATATTCCAGAGGGATATGAACCTACTGGAGAATATGGATCTTTATTAGATAATGAATTTGGAGTAGGTATTAATGGTGGAGGTATTATAGAAGGACCGACCTTTCATAATTATATTAAAATCCGAAAAACTTGTTGGAAACCAAAAAAATATGAAACCTATTTTGCTATTTATGGTGATGGAACAATTGCTAAATGTATAATGAAAACCGACATGTTGGATGATAAATATATTAAAATGAATAACTATTTTAAAACCATGGAAGATGCTGAAAAAGCAGTCAAAGGACTACAACAGTACTTTGAAGAATTTAAAAAAGAGGTAAACCAATTCGAGTGATAATTGGAACGAAACAAATTGCATTAGGTATATTTGGATTATTATGTATCATTGGAGGTATTGCTTACAAATATCATGTAAGTATGAAATTACTTCCGGCACCTATTGGTTATCATTGGTCAGAAACCAAATTATTTGATCGTTTAACTATATCAAATCATCATCAATTAATTGATAATGAAACCAAAAAAGATATTGGATCCTTTGTAGATACTCATTTTTACATCCGAAATAATTATTGTGGATATTCATCCGGAGAAAAATCCGATACAAAAGAAGCACAACAAGAATTAATAATGTGCGCCAATTATATTACATCATCAAAATATCCTCAAGATATGGAATATTCTAATGGAACAAATTATCAGATATCAAGCGATGCTCTTTTTAATTTCAACAATGATGGATCTTTAGCATCAATTAATGGAGTTCCAAATAAAAATATTAAAGAACAAAAACCAACATCTTATTCCATAAATGATGTAGTTATAAATGGTCCTTTCACAATAACCATAGAAAATGGTATTAATACATCATGTTCTAAGATTACAATTGATAGAAACGGAAAGTATCATGTAAAAATGGATTGTGATGTAAAAATACAAATGTGTATAGATAGTGATAAAGGTTTTCATTGTAATGTAACCGTGTCAAATAGTGGATTAACTAAAGATTCAGCAGGAAAAGGAAATTGGAAGTTTAAAGGTGATAAAATAAAGAGATGATTACATTACAAGAAGCATTCAATAAAAATTGGGATTGGTTTATTGTTCAGAAGAAACCAAAATCTTTGGTTAGTTCTCGATTGGCGACATGTATGTATGAAAATACAAAAGGTGATAGATGTGGTATTGGTTGCTTCTTACCAAAAGATTTATTAAACCAAGTTACTGAATCAGGTTTATATATTGACCAATTGATTGAAAAGAATTTATATCTTGCTAGATTTTTAAGTCAAATTCCAGTATCATTATTAATTGAATTACAGCATCTCCATGATTGTGCAATTTGGAAAGATGAAGATCCTAAAATATTTTATGAGTTTATGTTAAATGGTCTGATCAGATTTGCAAAACAAAACCATTTAACGATACCAGAAGTTCATTAAAGCCAATTTACACGGTAACACCAATAATGTTACCGTGTAAATTGTAGTTTATTTCAAATAATCTTTTTCCAGCTTTACCAAAGCTTTTTCATATTCACCAGTAAACCAATGGAGAATACTGTAAATCCATAGAAATGGTAATCCAATAACTTGAACTATCGTATAAAGTGTAAAAGCAACCATCCAACTAATTGAGTTTGTTTTCATTTTTATAATTCTTTCAGTATACTTTGTAATCCAGCAAAAAAACCTGAAAAGACAGCAAAAACTACTGCGGATCCGTTATTATGCATGATGGACATATTAATGGATCCCAATCCAGCTATAACAGCCCACATTATTAACAACATTTTTACATATATCATAAGTTTAAAATGTTCCTCGAATTTCATTAAATTGTTGTTGTTGGAATTTCATGAAATTTTGTTCACTCGGAACATTTCCACCAAACATCTTGGTCAGGAAATTATATTCTCTAAGATTCAAAATTTCATCATTCAAAGCACAAGAAAAATTGACATATCCAAGATCCAACAAAATGGAAATATACCGTGTGTACATCGCATATGTAGGTACTAAAATTGCTTGCATAAGTTTATCTTTATTTCCTTATATTTTGATCTTAACAGAAGTGGTAGAATTTGTCAAATTTTCTACCACTTTCACAATGTAAAATTTTAGAAAGAATAATCGTGATATTTGTCACGTTTACCAATCAACAACCTTCTACCACCAGTACTAACATATTCACCATTTTTTCTCAACCGAAATGTTTCACGCCGACCATTTGGATCCGCAGCAAATTCATACTGTTGACTTTCTGACATTCCATTTTTATCCAATCGAATTGCTTTGTCTTCTTGAACTGTAATAGATTTTGGTGTCATTTTAACAATGGTACCAGCATGACGGTCCGTATAAGAAAGCATGGTACAACCCATACCAATTTTTGGATCTGTAGCATTTCCACATTGGCTCATAATGTGATTCATCAAACTACCGGTTTCTGTTCCAAGTTTCATTTTGTAATCTCCTTACATTCTTAATATAGTGGATTTGGTACCATTTGTCAACATCTTTCCAAAATTTTTTCAATAAATATTGTGTGAATGTCGAATCCTAATACAGCTAAGTTTCCCACCAATATTGCTACTGACCAGGATATTCCTATTGCTAATGATGCATTTTTTACAACATTAACAGCAAATATTACAGATACCCAAACAAGTGGTATTACCGTTGCAAATGGTTCTTTTAATTTTCCTTGTCTATTTTATGTAGAAGATGAAGCCATTTTAGTACTAGCTGTATCTGGTCAAACTATTACCAATTGTATTCGTGGTGTACAGAATACAATTGCAGTGGCTCATAATTCTGGTGCTCAAGTTACCAATGAAATTTTTGCAACTTGTCAGAACCAACTTTCTGTAGAAGTTCAAGCGATAGAAAATTTCATTGGCGCCGCTGGAGCCAATGTAATCAAAAATGGTCAAATTGCTGGTGGAAATCTATCGGGAATATATCCAAACCCAACAGTGGCCGCAGTAGGCTCTTCCACATCCTCTCAAATTGCAAATGCGGTTGCAAACAGCCATACTCGAAATGCTGATGTAGGAACATCAAATACCAGTTTCCAAATTGATTCTGGTAATAATGGTCCAGTTTTAAAAGATAATGCTGGAACGCTAGAAGTAAAGAGTTTTGATGATTCTTCTTATAGTGACCTTAAAGTACAAAACCTTACAGTAACCGGGGCCATTAATGGTCGAAAGTTTGTCCAAACGTTTACTTCACAAACAACTGTAACCGTTACTCACAATTTAAACACATTAGATGTAATTGCTTTAGCGTATGATTCTACCAATTCTGTGATTGGTTATTCTAGTTTACAATGTAATACTGTTAATAGTTTAACAGTTACCTTTACCGGTCCTCAAACTGGTAAAATCGTTGTTATGGGTTAAAAATAA